AGCAGCAAAATATCGAGTTCGGCACCGACAGCGTGAGGCCGCGGCTGGTGCGGTTCGAAAAGAAAATCAACTCGGACCTTATCGTGCCTATGGGAATCGGGGAAGATGACGAGTACTTCGCAGAATTTCAAATGGACGCACTGTTGCGCGGCGACCTGAAGAGCCGGTACGAGGCCTACGCGTCGGCGATCAACGCAGGATTCATGACGCGAGCCGAGGCGAGAGCGAACGAGAACATGAATCCGATAGAGGGACTGGATGTACCGCTGATGCCGCTGAACATGGCAACGGTTGGCAGTGATGGAGCGGCCAAAGTACCTGGGCAGGAACTTCAACCTGAAGACGCGACTGGAATCGGGGCAAAGCGGCTTGAGGAATTCGTGCAGGCGGCAGCCCAGCGCGTGCTGCGCAAAGAAATCGGGCAGATCAGGCGTGCGATGGGACGGGCCTGTGCGATCGACAAGTTCAAAGAGGAAGTTTTGGAGTTCTATTCCGGTTTCGTCGATTTTGTTTGCGAGTGTATGCACATTCCGGTATTGCCTGCGGAGTTGTATGTCTCGGCAAACCTGCGTCTGTTCACGGTCTGTACCTCGAATGAGCAAGTTGAGGCGGCGCTGGTGAAGCTGGAGAACGAGGCGAGCGACACCCTGGTGCGCCTAGCGCTGCCGCGCCTGCTGAGCGCGGTAGCGGCACACAAGGAATTGAGGTCTGGTAATGGCCTATCTGAAAGAACTGATGCAGCCACGTTGTCAACGATGTGGATCAAAGGCGACCGTTGAATTATTCGGTCTTCGAAATCAGAGCTATGGACCTTACTGCCGCACATGCGGCGCCAAACGATTGAAGGAATTGCTAGTGCTAGAGCGGAGAGAATTTCGGGAGGATCAAAATGAAATACGAACACATTCTGATGGCGGTGGCCAACTCTGCTTGGGCAATTCGTGAGGAAAAGCTCGCGGCAATTGTGGCGTTCGTGGCGCTAAGGGCCGGTGGCGGCGAAGTGAGCGACAAAGACGTTTTGATGGTGATGGAGCGTCCGCGAAAGCCGTACCTGATCGAATGCGGCCAGCCGCGCGGAGAAGACGGCGAGCCGCGCATTCTGCCAGCATTCAATATAGGGGCGATTCCATACGGCTCGTCGGATGGAAAAGATGAGTCCGACAGTTGGGACGGAGCGGCGGCTCGCGATCGGTTAGCGAAGTGGGCATCGTCGGACGGGTCCGGCGACAAAGACAAGATGGACTGGGCGAAATATCGGAGAGGGTTCGGGTGGTACGACTCGGACAATGCCGAGAACTTCGGCTCATACAAGCTGCCACACCATGACATCGAGGGTGGGAAATTCGTCGTCGTGTGGGGCGGCGTCAAAGCGGCGATGGCTGCGCTGCTTGGATCCCGCGGCGGAGCCGACATTCCGGCGGGTGACCGCAAGGCTGTCTACAACCATCTGGCGAAGCATTACAAAGAGTTCGACAAGGAGCCGCCGGACTATCACGAGGAAGCCTTCATCGTTCATCCGTTCATGCAGGGCGACCAGCCGTGCGAGTGTCCGTGTGATCCGTGCATCGCTGGCGATTGCGAAGATTGCGATCACGAGCCGTGTGATTGTGATGGGTGCACGTGTCCGCAGCATATCGATGACGAAGACGAAGGCGAAGGCGTGCGGAAATCAAAGGTGCTGGGATCCAACGGGACCGTGTCGAGGTCGAGTGCTCCAGTGATTGCGGTTCTACCGCTGTTCGGAACAATCGCGCATCGGATGGGAATGTTCTCTGACATGAGCGGCGGGACATCAACCGAACGCTTTCAGCAGTACTTGAACTCTGCCGTGAATGATCCTACGGTTAAAAGCATTGTGATCGACATCGACTCCCCTGGCGGGACTGTGAATGGCGTGCCGGAGCTCGCCGACCAGATCTACGACGCGCGGCAAGCGAAGCCAATCGTAGCAATTGCCAATTCGCAAGCGGCATCGGCTGCCTACTTCCTCGCTTCTCAGGCCTCGGACGTAGTTTCGATCCCAAGCGGCGAGGTCGGTTCCATCGGAGTCTATGCAGCCCACTTGGACCTGTCGAAAGCGCTTGAGAACGAAGGGGTCAAGCACACGCTGATATCGGCAGGCAAGTACAAGGTCGAGGGAAACCCATTCGAGCCTCTGACCGCCGAAGCGAAGCAGTCGATGCAAGAAAAGGTGAATAACTACCACGACATGTTCGTGAATGCGGTCGCGCGGGGACGGAACACAACATCCGACAAGGTGCGAAACGGATTCGGCGAAGGCAGGATGCTGCAAGCGGATCAGGCGCGGCGTGCCGGGATGGTTGATCGCGTGGCTACGTTCGACCGGACGCTGAAGCGCCTGGGAGCGAAAGCGAAAGCAACGCGGCCAATGCCGGACAGCATGAAGCAGGCAGCACCACAGTTACCGGCGCACGTACTGAAGATGCGGCGGCTGGCCCTTGAGCTGGACCTCTTGTAACGACTCACAAACAAGTTTGGTTGTAATCCGCTGGCGTGCCTTCGCACGGCAGCGCAGCGAACACGTGTGACCCGGACGAGTTCAGGGTCTTTCGATTCTGGGCGAGTGCGGCGCGAGGAACAAATTTCGACGAAGGAGATCAAAGCGATGCGATCAAACATTCTGGCGCTGCGTCAGCGAAAGACCGATCTCGTGAAGGCGCAACGGAAGATGCTCGACACAATCTCGGCCGAGGAGCGGGATTTTAGCGAAGCAGAAGGAGCTCTCTACAACGACAACATTAAGAAGCTGGCGGCACTTGAAGTGAACCTTCAGCGCGAAGAGGAAACGCTGATTAATGAAAAATCGATGCTGGGACAGCCGGACGAAAATGCTGCATTCTCACGACGCGCCGGGATTGACACGCCGAATGCTGGTGAGGATGCGAGCGGCAAAACACCCGCCAAGCCGTTCGGGAGCTTTGGCGAACAACTGATCGCGGTTGCCAGGGCAGCCAATCCGATGAACCGGATCGATCCCCGGTTAATTCAGGCAGCGGCGCCGAACGCTTCCGGACTGAACGAGGCCTCGCCGTCTGACGGCGGGTTTCTTGTGCAGAAGGATTTCTCGGAATTGCTGCTCGAGCGCACGTACCAGTTGGGGAACGTGTCGCAGCGCGTTTTCCGCGTGCCAATTTCCGCGAATGCCAATGGTGTGAAGATCAACGCCATCGATGAGGACAGCCGGACGGACGGGACTCGTTGGGGCGGAGTCTTGGCATACTGGCAGAACGAGGCAGATACGAAAGTCGGATCGCGTCCGAAGTTCCGTCAGATCGAAATTCAACTGAACAAATTGACCGGCCTTTGCTATGCGACCGACGAACTATTGCAGGATGCAGCCGCACTGGAGGCCGTGATCACGAAGACGTTCCCGATGGAAATGAATTTCAGGGTCGAGGACGCCATCTTCAACGGCACAGGAGCCGGTCAGCCGCTGGGCTTCATGAATTCCGGCGCCGTGATCGAGGTTCCGAAAGACGCCGGAGACCCTGCTGGCGTCGGGGTTTCCACCAACGACGTTCTGGCGATGTGGGGCCGCATGTGGGGTCCGAGCAGGCAGGACGCTTGCTGGTTCGTCAACCAAGACGTAGAGCGCTTCCTCTATCCACTGACGTTGGGTACCGGGACCGCGACCCAGATGCTGTACTTCCCTCCGGGATATTCAGGCGGAATGAACAACGCGCCCCCGAATCCTGGACCGTGGGGTCGGCTGATTGGTCGTCCAGTAATCCCTGTCGAGTATTGCGCAACCTGCGGGACTCCTGGCGACATCGTGCTTGTGGACCTGTCGCAGTACGTGATGGCCGACAAGGGGGCACCGATGGCGGCGAGTTCCATCCATGTCCGATTCCTGAACGACGAAACGACCTTCCGCTTTGTCTACCGTGTCGACGGTCAGCCTGTGTGGAAGAAACCTCTCACACCGAAGAACGGTACGGTGACGCTTTCGCCGTTCATCCGGCTTGCAGTGCGCAGCTAGTCGCGAGCAGCGAAACTATTCCTAGACAAACGGAGGAATTCACATGAAAGGTTTTGTGGTTGCAGAGCAGGGGCATATCGTGAACATCATTCCGCCGGTGGATAATACCGGCGGCAAGATTTCACAAGCCTTTTCCATGCGTGACTATCAGCACGCGACGATCCTGTTTCAGATCGGCGTCGCGGCTGCCGCTGGCGTCACACTTAAATTGCAGTGCGGAACTGCAACGGCGCTGGGCGGTACCAACGTTGCTAACGCCACGCCCATCGGGTTCAAGCTCTATAGGCAGGAAACAGCTGGAGCCAACTTTGACGTGCTGGGCCAGGGGATCATTGTCCCTTCGACGGGCTACGCGATACCGGCTGGCTCCAGTATCTTCTATGCGATTGAGCTGGACGGGCAGGAATTGCCGCAAGGCTCTCCGTGGGTGCAGCTAGTAACCGTCAACGGCGCCAACTCGGTGATCGCATCCGCGGTCGCTGTTCTAAGCGGTGCGCGGTTCGCAGAAGTGCAGAGTCCGACTGAAACAGCCTAGCTTTGTCTCTCGCAAGCTAGCTTGCCTTTGGTTGCCTAAAACACGGGACCGTGGACGGTTGGGACGTTGTTCCACGGTCCCGCCTTTTTGGAGGAGTGATGTACATCAAGCATTTGATCGGAGCACGTAAGGGCGAAATCGAGGATCTTCCGTTCGAGGTCGCCAAGCAGAAAGTCGAAGCAGCGGAAGCCGAGGACGTCTACAGCCAGCTTCCGCGAATGACAACCATACCCGTAGAGGCAACCATACCCGTAGAGCCGCAGCCGGTGAGCGCGGCCGTCATGCAGCCGGAAGTCGTGAGCTCTAGGGCCGATGCCGTTACCATTGGCGCGAACGTTGCGAAGAAGAAGATGGTGCGGCGATGATGACGGCGAAAGGCGAGATTCCGAATCGCCTGCTGCGCATGGCAAAGAGTAAAAAGACAGTTCCGTGCGGAACCTGTATCACCACGCAGTACTTCGACATGAGCGGCGATCTGGTCCGGCAGGATATAGAGGTCATTGTTGACAAAGCTGCGTTGCTGCAAGGGGCGACAGGAGAACCATCATGACCATCACACAGGCGATCTGTAACAGCTTCAAGACCGAGATTCTTGAGGCGATCCACAATTTCACCGCCTCTGTCGGGGATACCTTCAAGCTGGCTCTCTATCCTTCGACGGCCACCCTCGATAAGACGACCACGGCCTATTCGTCGACCAACGAGGTTCCGGCCAGCGGCTCATACGTGGCCGGTGGGGCATCGCTAGTGAGCGTGAGTCCGGTGCTGTCGGCTGACACCGCGGTCGTGACTTTCAACAACGTGTCATTCACCAGCGCGACGATCACGGCACGCGGGGCATTGATTTACAACTCGTCGAAGGCCAACCGA